ATGGACAATATGTACAACCAGAACTTTGGACGTTATGCAGTGTTGGAGGGGCAGGCGAATTTAGATGATCTCCTCACGCAAAGGCCGGGAGGGATTGTTCGAGTTAAATCCCCCAACGCCGTAATGCCCCTCAACACACCTGCCTTGGAACCATACTCCTTTCAGATGCTTGAATATCTGGATGGAGTAAGAGAGTCCAGGGCTGGTGTATCGAGGATGTCTCAGGGTATGAATGAGAACGCCCTGACATCTCACACTACAGCAACCGCCGTTAATGCAGTTATGACGGCTTCTCAGAGTCGTGTAGAACTCATTGCTAGGAACTTTGCAGAGACTGGCGTAAAGGACTTAATGATTACGATATATGAGTTACTATATAAGAACCAAGATAAGGAAAGAGTGGTTAAACTACGCAACGAGTGGATTCCGGTACGCCCTGATGTATGGAACGATAAGTATGATTGCACTGTGTCTGTGGCTTTAGGTCACGGAAGTAAAGATCAACAGATGATGCACCTATCACAAATGATTCAGTTCTCAGCAGAAGCCATGAAGGGTGGTTTGAGTATAGTAACTGAACAGAACATCTACAATCTTGGGGCAGCCTTGGTGAAGGCTATGGGCTTCCAGAATGTTGATGACTTCCTCACTGATCCCTCTAAGGTTCCTCCACAACAGAAAGAACCCACGCCTAAGGAACAGGCTGATCTTATGGAGGTCCAGGTTAAGAAACAGGAACTGGAGATAAAGGCCGCAGAGGTTCAGATCAAGGCTCAGAAGATTCAACAGGAGTACCAGAAACTAGCGGTAGACTCGCAGTTGAAAGTGGAAGAGTTAAACCTTGAGCGAGAGCAAAACAGGGCTGTTGCTATAGGCGATACTTAAATGGATAACGAAGAGAAGGAACGAAGGGCTAATGCTCTTCTGCATGACCCGCTGTTTAAGGAGATGTTCGAGGTACTAAGAAAAGATTTAATGAATCGTTGGGAATCCAGCGGTTCAACAGAGTTGGAGGCCAGAGAATCAATCTGGCTTGCGATGAGATTGCTTGATAGGCTTTATGGTCATATAACGTCCATAGTTGAAACTGGACATATGAATAAGGTTCTTGAAAAGCAACACCCATTCATCTAAAGGAGAAACAAAAATGGCGGATACGCAAGAAGCCCCGCACCCTGCAATACAACCATTGCCACATACTCCCGGTAGTACACGGGAAGCGCAAGAGGCACTACTCGGAATGTTGGACTCCGTAGAGGAGAAACCCAAAGAAGAGCAGGCCGCCCCTACTGAAGAGGAAGAGTCTACTGAGGAAACTCAAGACGAATCATTGGAAGAGGAGCCTCAAGAGGAATTGGAGGCTGCCTCCGAGGAGGAGGAAGCTGAAGAGGAAACTGAGGAAACTGACGATGGAGAAGAAGAAGACCCTCTATACGCTGTCACCGTAAATGGTGAAGAGCATGAGGTTACCTTTGACGAACTTCTGAGAGGCTATTCACGCCAGTCAGATTACACCCGAAAGACGCAAGAACTGTCCAATGACAGGAAACAGATGGAGGAACTGCAAAAACAGTACAACTCTGAGGTTTCCACCATACAGGCAGAGCGTCAGCAGTACATGGAATCTCTAAACCAGATCATAGCAAATTCATCGGCTGGTCTTGACAAGTTCACAAATGTGGATTGGCAGTCTCTAAAGGACACTGATCCCATTGAATATGTCACAAAGAAAGAGGAGTTTCGTGAGGCGCAGGAGAAGGTTCAAGGTATGCAGCAAGAGCAGTACAATGCTCAACAGCGTCATGCCGAAGAGTCTAAGCAACTACGCTCTCACATTCTTAAGGAGGAACACGGTAAACTTTCTGCCGCTCTTCCAGACTGGAGTGAACCAGAAAAGCAGAAAAAGATGGCATCGGAAATCCGTAACTACGCTTCCAGCCAGGGATTTTCTGCTGAGGAAATAAACTCCCTAGTAGATCACCGCTCTTTAATTATTTTACTGAAAGCGTCTAAGTATGATGCTATGCAGAAGGCTGATGTAAAATCAAAGAAAATAAAGAACAAGCCGAAAGTAATCCGCGCCGGTAAGGGGCGGTCTTCTGGTGATGAATCAAAATCCAAACACACTGCACAAATGAGGCGTCTTCGAGATTCTGGTCATGTAAGAGATGCGACCAGTTTATTTGAGGATTTCGTAGAACTATAATATAGGAGAAGCATAGATGGCTGCACCTACAAACACTAGAGAAACCTATAGTTCAGTAGGACTAAGGGAAGATCTCTCTAACATTATCTATAATATCTCTCCAACTGATACACCATTTCTCAGTGGGGCGGGTAGAGAAACCGCCGACAATACCCTATTTGAATGGCAAACCGATGTTCTCAGCACACCCGCTGTAGACCGACAGGTCGAAGGCGATGATCTTGCTGCGAGTGCGGTTCAACAGCCAACCAGGGTAACGAACTACACGCAAATTAGCGCCAAGGCTGTGCAAACCAGTGGATCGGCAGAAGCCGTTGACTGGGCTGGACGCCGCAGCACACAAGCATACCAGCTTGCAAAGCGTGCAAAAGAAATGAAGCGTAATATGGAGGTGATGTTAACCGCCAACATTGGCAAAGGGGCTGGCGCTGCTATAGGTGGCCCTGCTTCTGCACGAGTAACTGCCGGTCTAGGCTCATGGGTTGCAACGAACTACGAGTCAATTGGATCAGGTTCGCCTTCACCCGCGGCTGGCTCCGGAGACGGAGTAACGGCTGCTGTTGATGCGCCGACTAAAGTTGCACTTACAGAAGCAAAGATGAGAACCGTTATCAAAGAATGTTTTGATAGTGGTGGCTCACCTGATACTATCTTGTGTGGTTCGTTTAACAAGCAAGCAATATCGGCACTTACGCAGACTGTATCAACCTTACGCACCGATACGTCCGGTGAAAAACCCGCTTCTGTTATAGCGGCAGTGGACGTTTATGTGTCAGATTTTGGTACGTTCAAAATTCTAGCGGATAGATTTCAAAGAGCAAGAGACATGTGGTTTATTGACTTTGATTTCTGGGCAGTAGCGTATCTCCGTCCTTTCAAGACGGAAACCTTAGCAAAGACTGGGGACAGCATAAAGCAAATGCTTATTGCTGAATACGGTTTGATGTCTAAAAATCAAGCCTCTTCAGGTTTCTTGGCAGACTTAACCACTAGTTAGTAAGTAATAGGTAGCGTGGGGGGAAACCCCCACCCTTCCTTATGGAGAAAATAAAATGGCAAAAGGTATTTCAAAAAGTATGCCTTGGGACAAGGTGGAAACTAAGGATGTTCGCAAAGCGTCTTATTCTGGACTAAGTAGTAAAAGCGGTAATGCTTATGGTGGCTTAGAATCAACTATCTCAAAAATGGGAGATGGAACTGGAAATGTTCGCAGAGCGAATCCGGTAACATTTCAGCAAAAGGCTTAATCATGGCTCAAGCTAGATCGGTAAGAAACCTAAACTTGAATTTACCCGCGTATCGTGGCGGCTCTACTTCCTTAGATGATATGATATATGATCTTTCGGCGGATGAGTATTCTGGACAGAAAAGTAGCGTCAAGTATAAAGGTCCGGGAAATAGTGTGATTCCTGGTGCTGACGCCTCTACGCCAAAGGTATGGTCTGATATTTCATCTAAAGGTAAGGGGTTATATTCAGGCTCTTCTCGCGCTAAACGAAAGAGGGGCTAATATTTAATTAGTAATGTTTGTGTACGCCAGTACGCCCAATGTAGCAGTTGCTGATGGGTTTGTTTATCCTGAAGAATGTCAGAAGATTATAGAGGCTTCAAGGGATAAACTCACCAGAAGTACAATTGTAAGCAAAGATGGCGATCAGGTGGACCAAGACAGAACCTCTACTAGCGTTGGTTTGCCACACTCTGAGTTTCCTGAAGTGTGCGAAAGATTAGCGGAAGTGGCAAATATACCCTTGGAAAATGCAGAGCATATGCAAGTTGCGCGTTATACAAAGGGCCAAGAGTACAAGCCTCATTATGATGCCTTCAAGGATGAGGTACACAAAAAGGATGGAGGTCAGCGATTGCTGACTTGCTTAGTTTACTTAAACAACTCTGTGGGCGGAGCAACTGCCTTCCCAAATCTCAACATTATTGTCGGGGCTATAGAAGGGAGGTTACTGATGTTTGGTAATGTGGATGAGGATAAAAAACCACACATATTATCTATGCACCAAGGACTCTCGCCGCATGAAGGAGAAAAGTGGATCTTTACATTATGGTTTCGAGAAAGAAAAACAAACCTAATAATTCTCCATTGAAGAAAGAATCAAAGTCTGAACGTAAGACTATTACCGAGCATCTAAGGGATTTATCTAAGAATCCTGGTCAGAAGATCGGTGAAAAGGGATTTCTCAGTGGCTAAGAGAACTATATTCGATGTAATGCCTTATCGGTATACTGAATGGGTAGACGAACCAGACGGTACGGTTTCGATTACCACGCATCAGGATTGTCAGCAAAATATAGATCAGACCAGAATGGAGTACAACAATTTTGGTGATAAGTTGACGCCCGGTAAGCGTGGACCAAACGATGGATTCCATAAAGTAGCCTCTATTCCATTAACGGTATGGGAACAGTGGCTTAAGGAAACTAATGGTGAGATAGATAAAGACCCTAAAATTCTAAGAAAGTATCTAAACGATCCAGACAATAAATATTTCAAATCAGCACCAACAAATCTTTGAGGATAACAAGATGGATTTATACAGACCTACTGGCGTAACTCAGTCTATTACAACGTCAGGCTCTTCTGCTGCAACATCCAGCGCGATAGCGGCGTCTACCTATGTAGTGTTAATTACTGCAACGGCGGCTGCTTATGTCACGTTTGGATCAGCGCCTACAGCAACTGCTGCTAATGGTGTTATGCTTCCAGCAGATTGGCCTACTTACTTCAGGATTTCACCCGGAGAGAAAGTGGCAGCCTTACAAGTATCTGGCGCAGGTGTAGTGTACGTTTCTGAACTGACCAGATAATGGCGATAAACACGTATGCCACGCTCCAGACGGCTGTGTCTAACTGGTTAGACCGCTCTGATCTAACAGGTCGGATACCAGAGTTTATTGCTCTGGCAGAAGCACGGATGAACCGTAATCTTCGACTCTCCCTAATGCTAAATGTAGATCAAACTACATTGGGGGGTGCGACTGCGCTTGTAGCAGGTACGAGAGATTATGACCTACCCTCTGGTTACTTGCAGATGTTGGACTTCCATTTAAGAACATCTCCTATTACGACATTATCATATATTACTCCAGAGAATATGAACATGATGTGGGCCGGTAGTCAGCAAGGAAGGCCAAAGGCATATACTATTTTCTCTGATAATGCCAGTGGAACACCCACCAAGAAAGTACGGTTGGGTCCAGCCCCAGACACTGCTTATGATTATCAGATAACGTTTTACAAAAAGGTAGATGCTCTTTCTACTGCTAATACCACAGAAGCAATGTTGACTGATAATCCTGATGTCTACCTATATGGATCATTGCTAGAGGCAGAGCCATTCTTAATGAACGATCAGAGGGTGCCTCTATGGGCTGCCGCATTTAAGGAAGCAGTTGACTCATTACAAGAACAAGATAACAAAGACC